ATCAAGAGCGCACAAAATACGTGCTACTTAAACAACAATATCCAGAACTAGATCTGCGGTTTGTGTTCGACAATCCTAATAAGCTTTGTGGTGGTACTAAGTACACTCACGCTAAGTGGGCGGATCGACATGGATTTAAATGGTGTGGGATTAAAGATGTGGAGACTATCCAATCATGGATCTCAAACACACACTAGAAACTGAAGATGGAGAATATGAAGTATATGTAAATGCATCTAATGACGACCTCACATATTTGCAGAGGTTGTCATTGATGTTTTTAATTGACAATGATATGTTCCCTTTCAGGTTACTATCATCTGATGATACTTGCAATTTCCATGAAGCTCCTGAGACAATACAATGAAAACCTTTTTAATTAGCGACACACATTTTGGTCATGCTAATATTCTAACATTTAAACGAAATAATGGAAGTCCTTTGCGGGACTTTCCAGATATTCAATATCATGATGAGTATTTAATTGATCTTTGGAATTCTACAGTAAAACCAGAAGATAAAGTATATCATCTAGGTGATGTTGGTTTTAAAAACTTTACTGTTCTTGGAAGCATTTTAAGTAAGTTGAATGGAACTAAAGTTTTGATTCGGGGTAATCATGACAATTTTAAACTCTCTCAATATCAACAGTATTTTAAAGATGTGCGGGGCAGTCATACACTAGACAAGTTTGTTCTTACGCATATTCCCATCCATCCAGCGAGTGTGGAAAGATGGGCTGCAAATATTCATGGACATTTACATGCAAATTTGTTAGATGATTCTCGATATATTAATGTGTCTGTAGAACAAATTGGATATAAACCAATTGATTTTGAAGAAATTAGGAGCAACTACTATAATCACACATCTAATCATTCCTGACACCCAGTGTAAAGATGGACAGGATTTTGAGTTCCTAACACGGATTGGTAAGTATATTGTTGAAGTTCAGCCTGAAGTGATTATTCACTTGGGTGACTTCGCAGATATGCCCAGTCTGTCTAGCTATGATGCAGGAAAGAAATCATTTGAAGGTCGGCGCTATACAAAGGATATTGACGCAGCTAACAAAGCTATGTCTTGTCTTCTTGATCCATTGTATTCTTATAATGCTACCGCAAAGGTACAAAAGAAGAAACAATACCATCCACGAAAGGTAATGCTACTAGGCAATCATGAGAACCGTATTAATCGGGCTATCAACGATGATCCGAAACTGGAAGGACTCATTAGTACTAACGATCTCCCATATAATGACTGGGAAGTTCATGATTTCCTTAAACCTGTCTTTATCGATGGTATTGCTTATAGTCATTATTTCCCAACCGGGGTTCTCGGGAGAGCAGCCACTACAGCTAGTGCCATGGTTAGTAAGTTACATATGTCTTGCATTGCTGGGCATCAGCAGGGAAAGCAGGTGGCTTATGGAAAACGCCCTGATGGCAGCACTATTACTTGCATCATCGCTGGTTCTTGTTACGAACATGATGAAGATTATCTAGGACCCCAAGGTAATAACCATTTCCGCGGAATCCTGATGGCTTATGATGTACAAGATGGTTCCTTCGATGAACACTTCGTATCACTAAAATATTTGAAAGAAAAGTATGCAAACTCCTAAACATTATGGTGATACTAAAATGATGGAACTATTAATTGAAAAACAGGTTCCGTGGGCTGAAGGAAACATTGTTAAATATGTATATCGCTGGCAAGCCAAGGATGGCCTCAAAGATTTGTATAAAGCTAAGCATTATCTTGATGTGCTTATTGCCAATGCAGAACTTAAACAAGTGGGAGATACTTCCCAATGGGTGCAGGGTGATTTATTCCAAGTACGACAATCAGAGGAGAGCAACTGAATGCAAGCGAATTCCTACCAAGACGGAACTTTGGCTACTGCCGTATATACAGGAGCAGGTACAGGGAATGACGAAGAGTTGGTTTATCTAGGTCTTGGTCTGACATCTGAAGCTGGCGAAGTTGCTGGTAAGATTAAGAAACTAATTCGTGATGGTACTTGGGATGCTGGTGGTTTGGCATATGAAATCGGTGATTGTCTCTGGTATTGTGCACGATTGGCAGATGCTATTGGATACAGTCTAGAAGACATCATGGAAATTAATTACAACAAACTAATGAAGCGTAAGACTAATAATACAATCCAAGGTTCTGGTGATGAACGTTGAGCTTCTGGACATTACTCCTAACGCACTTGAGTTTCTCGGTCGTTGTGCAGGTATCTGCTACAATTCTAGTTTGGACACTGGACCATGCATTAAACGCGCCGTCTCCTGTAAAGATAAAGGACACTTGGCTACTCTCAGATTTGCGCATGCAACTTTTCATATTTGTGGTATCAGTCGTGTGTGTTCTCATCAATTCGTCCGCTCGAAATTTTTAGATTTTCTCCAAAGATCACAGAGGTACTGTAATGAGTCAGAAACTCAGTTTGTGGTTCCGAATACAGATATGGCTGCTCTTATCACTGATTCATATAAAGCTTCGTTGGATACTTACAACAAGCTCATTGAAGCTGGTGTTAAAAAAGAAGATGCAAGATTTGTCCTCCCGAATGGAGGCACTACGGAACTGGTGGTAACTGGAAACTTTCAAGCTTGGTTGGACTTTATCAAGCTACGTGCAGACACACATGCACAATTGGAGATTCGCCAAGTAGCTAAAGAAATTAATAACAAACTCTCGGAACATGCTCCGGGAATTTTCGATTGGATGCCATGAGTGTACTATTAACTACACTTCTCTCCTCCCTGATTCCTGTCGGGGTAGAGGGAATCAAACAAGGGATTACCCATCTAACTGGTGGGGTTAAACCAACTACAGTTGAAGACCAGATTCGTCTAGATGAACAAGATATTAAACGCCTACAAGCACTGGCTGTCCTCGACAACCCAGGCGGCACTCCTTCTCAATGGGTTATTGATCTTCGCGGTAGTGCTCGCTATATTGCTGCCTTCGTGGTCATTCTTGGTGGTGTTGGTACTGCCTTTGTACCTACTGTTGATGCCACTGTTAAAGTTCTATGTTTAGAAGGTGCAAACATTGCATTTGGTTTCCTCTTTGGTCAACGGATTCTAGCAAACTTTAAGAAATAATATGTATACATTTAATGACCTTCTAGAACAATTAAAAAAGGAAGATGAGGTCACAGTATTGGAGATCCTTGATCTCTCGTCTGGCGAGCTTGTGGATGCCTTAGAGAGCATTATTTTTGATAAGCAACAACGGGTTCGAGACTATTATAATGAAGATGACGAAGCCCTACACGGGGAAGAAGGATAATCTTCCTTCTCATTCCAAAAAAGAACAGCATCAAGATCGCAAATCAAAAGAAGAACTAGTCCATCGTTGGCAAGAAAACGATTGGGAACTACAATTAGAGGAATTTAATGCAAGTAAATCGTTTCAAGAATAGCTTTTCTGAGCGAATTTTCAAGAACAAGTATGCACAGGGACCAAATGATACATGGGATGCACTGGCTGAACGTTTGGTAGAAGATGTTTGTGGTACACGTTGGGGCAAAGATCGTGCACTTATGTCAGACACTGATCGTGCAGAACTCGTCGAACATATTAAACATTTTCGCTTCGTGCCCGGTGGACGATACCTCTGGTACAGTGGTCGTAAGAACAGCTATTTCAATAATTGCTTTCTACTACGAGCAGAACATGATACGAGGGAAGAATGGGCAGATTTGACACAACGGGCCGTGAGTTGCCTGATGACTGGCGGCGGGATTGGGATCGATTATTCTATTCTGCGTCCATCTGGAAAGCCACTATCCCGCACGGGTGGATTAAGCAGTGGGCCGATTCCGCTTATGCAGATGATCAACGAAGTGGGCCGTGGAGTTATGCAAGGTGGCTCCAGACGCAGTGCGATCTACGCTTCGCTCAATTGGCTTCACGAGGATATTCCAAACTTCTTAACAGCAAAGAACTGGTCCCAACAGATCAAAGATCTAAAGAACGCTGACTTCAATTTCCCAGCTAGTTTGGACATGACGAATATCTCAGTCAATTATGATGACAAGTGGTTGTACAATGCAGACCGTGCGAATTTGCATACGTTTGTAGAGAATTGTCGTCAAGCTATGATGACT